GAAACGCTGATCCTTGAGCAGCGGATCCGGATCCGGCGAAGCCCGGTGATCATCTCCGCGATGATGTCGGCCGCGGTCGAGCACGATCCGTTCGACAACCGTTGGTTCTCCAAGCGGCGCGCGGTGAACCGAATCGATCCGCTGGTGGCGCTCACGATGGCCGTCGGCGCAGCAACGTCGGCGTCGACCCCAACTGGCTCTATCTACGAAGAACGGGGCCTGATCGTCTTTGGCTGAAGGAGCGCATGACTTTGAAATCATTGTTCGCAGCGCTTTCTGTTCTCGCCCGGGACTTTGCTGGCGTCGCCGGCGCCGCCGCGATCGCGTATGGCGCGGGCCTGATCTACCGGCCGGCCGGTTTCATCGTCGGAGGCCTGTTGCTGGTGGCGGCGAGCGTCCTGCTGGCGCGAGCTGAGTAATGCGAGGACTCATCGGCGGACTGGCACGAGGCGCAGGACTCGTACGGGTCTCGCGCACCAACGACACGACGATGGACGCCCTCAACTGGGCGGACTGGGGCTGGTCGACGCCAACCGCCGCCGGCGTCAATGTCAACCAGGCATCGGCGATGCAGGTCTCATCCGTGTTCGCCTGCGTTTCGATCTTGAGCTATGACCTGGCGAAACTTGGCGCGACGATCTTCCGCGGCGAGCGAAAGGGTAAGCGCCAGAAGGCGACGGAGCATCCGCTTTATGGACTTCTGAAGCAGCCAGCGCCGTGGCTCACCTGGTTCGAGTTCTGCGGCATGCTCCAGTGCAGTGTGCTTTTGCGCGGCAACGGCTACGCGGTGATCCTGCGCGATCCGCGCGGGCGGCCGACGATGTTGGTGCCGATCAATCCGGATCGCGTCGCGCTTTGGGAAGCGCCGAATGGCGCACTGTTCTACATGGTCACCCGCTCCGGCCTTCACGAGATGGCGGTGCTGCGCGGCCAACCATTGCTGATTGCGGCCGAGGACATCTTCCATCTGAAGGCCTTGACGATGAACGGCCTGCTGGGACTATCGCCGATCGGCATGGCGCGCGAATCGATCGGCTTATCAATCGCCCAGGAGCAGCTCGCATCGCGATGGGCGGGAAATTCCGCTAAGCCGAGCGGCGTTCTGTTCACCGACCAGAAGTTGACGACGGAAGCCGCGGCTCGGATGAAGAAGGACTGGCAGGACTTGAACGGCGGCCTTTACAACGCCGGCAAGACCGCGGTCCTCGAGCAAGGACTCAAATGGGAAAAGGTCTCAATGAGTTCGCAGGACATGGAATTCATCGCTGCGCGCGAATTCCAGCTGGCCGAGATTGCGCGCATCTATCGTGTCCCGATGCACATGCTGGGCGTGGTCGCGCGCACGACCGGCAATAGCATCACGCAACAGGCGCAGGAGTACCTGAACTACTCGCTGTCGACTTGGATCGAGATGTGGGAGCAGCGGATCCCATTCACGTTCGGTATCGACGAGGACGAAATGTTTGTCGAGTTCAACGTGGATCGGCTGCTGCGCGCCGATGTCGAGACTCGATTTGCCGCCAACCGCGTATCGCTCGGCGGGACAGGATGGATGACCGTCAATGAAGTGCGGGCGACCGAAGGCCAGCAGAACGTCAAAGGCGGCGACACCGTATTCCGTCCGGTCAATACCGCGCCGATCGACTCCGATGTATTTCAAGGGACGCCTGATCCGGCGGACGCGACGGTTCCTGATGACAAGAATGTCGCGCCGGCGGCCGCGAAAGGTCTCAGCGGCGAGCATAGCGGCCAGCTCGAAGATGGCGGCGGAGATCCGCGTCAGAAAGGACTTAGCAAGCTATGAAAACCGCTGTGCGTCGGCTCTACAGCATTGAACAATTCGCGAAGCTTCCTGAGTCGCTGCAGCGTGACTCGGAAGTCAGCATTTCCACCTGCTCGATGGAGGATCCGGAGTTCGTCGACGGCGGCCGCGTCGTCAACTATACGTTCTCGACGCCGGCAGTCGGTCGCGACAATCACACCGTCGATCCCAATGGCTGGATGCTGCAGAACTATCTGCGCAATCCGGTGTTCCTCTGGGCTCACGATGACACGCTGCCGCCGATCGGGCGGGTGATCGAGATCGGCACCGTGAACGGCAAGCTCAAAGGCAGCGTCGAGTATGCGACGCGCGAGCTGAATCCCTTTGCCGACACGATCTATCAGCTCGTGCGCGCCAAGTACTTGAATGCGGTGTCGACTTCCTGGCTGCCGGTCGAATGGGATTTTTCTCACGACAGGGCACGCCCGAAAGGCATCGACTTCGAAAAGGTGGACCTGCTCGAGATCAGCCAGGTCCCGATCCCGGCATTGCCGGATGCGCTCGCCGAGGCGCGATCGCGCGGAATTGACACTGGACCGCTACGCGAGTGGGCGGAACGAATGCTCGATACAGGCGGCATGATCATCGTGCCACGAGCTGAACTCGAAACTCTCCGGAGAGCAGCAAAAATGTCGAAGACCACCCGATCCCAGCCCAAGGCCGCTGACACGTTGAAGGCAAAGCACGAAAGGGCGCTGCGGCGCGCGCCGAAGGTCCCCGCGTTCAAACGCGGACTCTACGACGTGGCCCAGCTTTGCCACATGCTCTGCCAGGTCGGCTATGCCCACGAGAGCAGCGAGTACGAAGCAGCGCTCGAGGGCGACGACAGCGAAGTGCCGGAGATGATTGGCGAGGCGCTCGTCCAGCTCGGCGAGGCGGTGAAAGCGATGGCGATCGAGGAGGTCGACGAGCTGCTCGAGGCTCATGACCCAGGAGACGATGATGACGGTGACGAAGAAGAGCTCGTTCGATCGCTCCCGGCCAAAACTCGGGCATTCATTGCCGCCGCCAAATCGCCGCGTGCGCGGGCCTGGCGCACCGGCATCGCGGTCGCCCGCGCCGGCCACGAACTCTCGCCGACAAACGAGGATCACCTAGAGAGCGCGTCCGAGCATCAGGATCGCGCGATGAAGCACCACAAGGATATGGGTGATAGCCATGGCGCCGCGGCCGAGCATTTGGCGACGGCCGAGGACTCTCACGAACGCGCCACTTCGACCCTCTCCGAGCTCGGCGAGCACGTGCGCGCCGCGAAGGCGAATCCGGCCGAATCCGCGGATCACTTGGAAAAGGCTTCTAAGTCGCACGCCGATGCAACGAAACACCTCGAGGCGGTGGGCGATGCGCACGGGGAAGTTGCCGATAGCCACGAAGACTCCGCCGACAGTCACCGCGCCATGGGCCGGTGCGTAAAGAACGCTCAGCGCTGCGTGCGTTCGGTGATCAAGAGCGCGGACACGACCGAGGCCGACGAGCCTGACGCCGACGACCTCGAGGACGATGAAAAGGCCAAAGAGGAAAAGGCCCGCAAGGCTCGCCTGGCTCGAGCAGCCGCGCTGAAGGCTGCCACCGTTTAAACCGAATTGCGGGGGGAAACTTCCGCGGTAAATGCCCTTCATCCGCCGCTTGGGCAACGGCCGTCCCCCGCAAGGCGCCAGAAATGGCGCCTTTTTCATTTTAGGAGTTCTATCAATGGCGAAAATCAGTGAACTCCGCCAGCGTCGTGCGGCCCTGGCGGATCAGATCCAAGGCCTGATCGAAAAGCCCGAGGAATTCGGGAAGATCGAAAAGGACATCACAGAGATCGATGCGCACATCGCGCGTGCTGTGTCAGCAGAGAATATCGCGCGCGGATTGGCACGGCCGAGCGGCGTCATCGGTCTCGATGATCAGGAGACCTACGTTGATCCGGGCGCACTGTGGCGCTTCCAGGGCAACCGCGAATCGCGCTCATCGTGGGGATTCAGTGAGTACACGTCCCACGCGCGCGCTGCGATCGGCTTCAAGCTGGATCCGGAGAAGCATTTCCGCTCCTTCGGCGAGCAGCTCGGCGCGATCGCTCGTCACTATTCGGGCGGATCCACCGACGGACGACTGGTCCGCGCACCGATCGGCGCCGGCGAATCGGACGCCTCCGCCGGCGGCTTCCTGGTGCAGACCGATTTTGCATCGGCCGTCTGGACGCGCGCGTATGACATGGGCGACATCCTGTCGCGCGTCTTCAAGCTGCCGATCTCGGCCGGCGCCAATGGCATCAAGCTGCCAGCGGTCGACGAAACGAGCCGCGCCACCGGCAGCCGCTGGGGCGGTGTGCAGTCCTTCTGGGTCGGTGAAGGTGATCCGGCGGCGGGCAGCAAGCCCAAGTTCCGCATCATCGAACTGGACCTCAAGAAGCTCATGTCGATCATGTATGTGACCGACGAGCTCCTGGCGGATCAGGCGGCCCTCGAGACGATCGCCACGCAGGCGTTCTCCGAGGAAATTATGTTCATGACCGAGGATGCGATCTTCGAGGGCGACGGTGTCGGCAAACCGCAGGGCGTCATGAAGTCCAATGCCCTCGTCACGGTGGCCAAAGACAACGGCCAGGCGGCGGCCACGCTCTCGCTCAACAACATCGTCAACATGTGGTCGCGCATGTGGATCCGCTCGCGCAAGAACGCGGTGTGGTACATCAACCAGGATGTCGAGCCGCAGCTCTTCCAGCTTTCGCAGGTGGTCGGTACCGGCGGTCTGCCGATGTTCCTGCCGGCCGGCGCGATCAACGCGGCTCCCTACGCGAGCTTGTTCGGGCGCCCGGTGGTCCCGATCGAATACGCATCGACCTTGGGCGCGCCCGGCGATATCACCCTGGCCGACTTCAGCCAGTACGTGCTTGCGGATAAGCGCGGCATGCAGGCGGCCACCTCCATGCATGTGCGGTTCCTCACCGATGAGATGACTTTCCGGTTCTCCTATCGGGTGGACGGTGAGTCGCTCTGGCACACCCCGCTGACTCCGTTCAAGGGCACGAATACAAAGAGCCCGTTCGTCGTCCTGGCGCAGCGCTAGGCCTTTCCCTTTCGAGGGTTCCTTTCGAGAGAGCCTGGTGAAAACCGGCGCGGGCCCCACCGCGCCGGCATCTCGTATGTACGCCGCAATGGGGGGCGGCAGGAGCGATTCGAATGTCAAAGCAATTTCAATTCTCGTATCAGTGCCCGCCGATCGGCATGCTGCCGCCCGCCGCGGATGCGGCCGGTCGCACCGGTCCCTACAAGTCGCTGGGCAATTGCTCAGGTAAGGTTGCGGTCGTTTGCCGTGTGAACCAGGGCAACGCCGCGCAGGTGACCTTCTCAGTCCTGCAGGCGACATCGAGCGCCGGCGCCGGGTCGAAGGCGATCAGCGCAGCGCCGATCTTCTTCAATATCAACACCACGCTGTCGGACACGCTCGCTGCGCAGACGCCGGCCGTGAATTTCCAGACCGATGTCGGGCTCACAGACAAGATCGTCGTCTTTGAATTCGACCCTGCGGACGTGATGGACCTGGCGAATGGGTTCAACCACATCGCCGTGCAGACCTCCGCTTCGAATGCGGCAAACATCACCGATGCCCACATGGAATACCTGGGCCGCTTCCAGCAGGCGTCCCCGCCGGCCTCCGAGGTCTAACCGGCTATCGGGTTCCACTCGGCGCGCATGCCGGCGCCGAGTGGATCTTTTTGTCCAAAATTCTTAGGAGCTATAGTCCATGGGCAGCATCATTCAATCGCGCGCGCGCAATGCACCGAGCGGCGACCCGCAGTCCGAATTCGACGCCGCGACTCAAGAAACGATCCTTCGTTATTCCGCGGCCATTCTCGATGAAGATTTCATTGGTCCAGGCCACACCACCATCCCGACAAATGGCACGCCGGCGACGGGTTACCCCTGGGTGCAGCGCATTCAGCACACCGGTGGAACGCCTACGGTTGCGGTGATCGCCAACGCGGCCGGCGGCATCTTGCGTCTTGCTCTCGACGCGACGAGCGAAAAGCAGGAGGCCTCGCTCTACGCGAACGATTCTCTCAACTGGGACATGACCAAGTCCGCCACCTGGGAAGCGCGTATCTCGACGCATGTGGTTCCGTCCGCCGCACAGGTCGAAATGGTATTTGGCCTTCGCAGTGCCTGGATCGACGGGCCGGATAACTTCTCCTTCTATGCCGACTTCCAGCTCCTGGGATCCGGCGTCGTGAACTATCGCAGCAAGGACGGCGTGAACACGTTTGCCAATGCGTCCAGCGTCGTAATGGCGGTCGATACCTTCCACAACTTTAGGATCGATGCGACGGATCCGACCAACGTGCGCTACTTCGTCGACGGAGTGGAGCTCTCGAATCACAACATGAGCTTTGCCGCGACCGGCGCGAACGCGATCCTGCAGCCGTACGTCTCGGTCTACAAGGCCTCCGGCACTGGCGTCGGCACGTTCGACATCGACAGTACACAGCTCGGGATGAATCGCTCGTAAGGGCGATTCGATCTTAAAGGCTGAAGGAGTAACGCGATGGCCGATCCATATCTAATAGACGTAATCCCGGTTCCGATCGCCGCAGGAGTCACCGGGTTGTCAGGCGTCATTGGGCTCGGGGGAAAGACGCTCGTCGGCATTATCTTGCCGGTTGCTTGGGTCACCGCGGGGTTGAGTTTCCAGGCATCCGGCGATGGTGGCGTGACCTTCGGCGAGCTGCTCGACGAGACGGCCACCGCGAGGTCCGTTTCAAGTGTGACGGGCGGGGTATACACCGTGATCGCGGTGGATCCGACGAAGTGGCGCGGCATCAACTGCATCAAGGTGCGCTCTGGCACTTCCGGCGCGCCGGTCAATCAGACTGGAGCGCCGACGCTGCAGCTGCTGGTTCGCTTCGTCTCGTAAAATGCAAGGGCAGACCGCCAGCTACATTCTCTCGACGCTGATCACGAAACCCGCGTCAGCAGCGCTCACCACGCTTGCCAACGTGAAGGACGAGCTGGACCTGAAGACCGGCGACACCTCGAACGATGACCGACTCGATCGATTCATCGCCGAGGAGTCGGCGCATATCGCGCGCTACTGCAACCGGATCTTCGGGCTTGCAACGTGGCTGGATGAATTTAGGCCGCAGCGCGGGGTCTGGGGCGAGGGCGTGCGCGCATCGACCAATCCCTTGAAGCTCTCGAAGTATCCGCTCGCGAATGCCGCGGCGGTCGTCTTCACCGGCAACACGCACGCATCAATATCGGTCGATGGGATCGCGAGCACCGTGGGGATCACCAAGGGTCAACTGATTGCCGCCACGGATGGCAGCATCCTCGCCGGCACGTTCGTGAAGAGCGTGAGTCCTAACTCGATCATCCTGAGTCAAGCAGCGACCGGATCCGCGATCGGCTTGTCGATGTCAGCTGGCATCAATGTGGTGGAGACCGTCGCCGGCACGAGCACTTGGCTCGAGGCGGGTACCGATTTTGAGATCCAATCAGGGTCGCTCCTGCCGGGCGATGAAGGCGTTGGCCTCCTCTATCGTCTGAATGACCAAGGAAATCCCAAGAGCTGGCCCGCGGCGACGATCCAGGTGACCTACCAATCAGGCTACACGCTGCCGGATTGCGATTGCTCGAATCTGCCATCGGACCTTGAGAGCGTCTGCATCCGCCTGGTCGTCGGCCGCTACCGGGCCCGTGGCCGCGATCCCATGCTGGTTGAACGCAACCAGCCAGGCACCGTCGGCGCAGAGCGTTGGTGGGTCGGCGCGACTCCCGGCCAGCGCGGGCCGTATCCGAACGATCTGATGTCGATCCTGGATGCCTATCGCACGCCGGTAGTCGGATGAGCGTTGTCACCCGCGGCGATCGGGAGATCTCGGCGCGCTTTGAGGCATTTCCGCAGCGGGCGAAGGCGAAGCTGCAGGAGCGGATCACGGCGCTCACCTCGCAGCTCGAGGAGCGCGTGCGGGATGCGACGCCGGTACGAACCGGGCTCCTTAAGTCGGAGATCAAGCTTTCCATTTATGGCTCGAACGAGCAGGGCCGCGTGGCCGGTTACGTCTCGGTGTACGCCGGCGGCAATTCCAGCGAATACGCGAAGGCGGCCACGCTCGAGTACGGATCCAACAAGCCGCGAAAGCTCGGCGCGCGCTCCAGCTCGTTGGCGGCCAGGCTAACCGCCGGCGGCCGCAATCTCGCGCGGCGCATCTCGACGGCTCCGCACATCGAGGCCTTCAGATACTTGCGCGGGCCCTTCGAGCAGATGAAACCCGAGATCGAGGCCTCGCTCAATGAGGGCATAGCGGAGGCGGTCGCGGAGGGCGAGGCATGATCAATCAGTCGGCGCGGCCCTCGCGCGAATCGATCATGTCGACGCTCTTCAATGTACTCGTAGCCTCGGTCGTTACGTCGCTCTCGGCCGACACGGGCGCAGGGTCAATCATCCTCGGGAATCCAAGCACGACAAAGGGGCTTTTCGTGGGCCTCCCGGTGTTTGGCGGCTCCGTTCCACGTGGATCTGTGATTCAGAGCCTGTCGCCCTTGACGATCTCGCTCGCGCCAACGGTGAACGCAAAGGCTGTGTCGCTCACGACCGGCTTCTTGACGACAGGCCGGCGCGTTATCCCCTGGGAGCAGGTCGCCGCGCAGCCGGCTCTGTTCTTGCGCTCGGGCGATGAGGACCTCGCCTACCACAACATCATTCTGCAGGCGCAGACGATCGCCGCTGAAGTTTGGATCTATAGCAAGGCGGGCGAGGATCCGGACGCAGTTCCTGAAACGGCGCTCAACAATTTGCTCGATGCCGTGCAGGCAGCTTTCACGCCGGACGATCCGCAGTCGGGCCGTTTCACCTTGGGCGGCCTGGTCGAATGGTGCCGCCTCGAGGGCAAGGTTCAAAAGGAGCCTGGCGATGTCGGCGGCCAGGCCATTGCTGCGGTCGATGTGCTGATCACCGTTCCTTAAAAAACCTCAAACGATTTTCTTTAAGTCGGGGCCGCTTTGAAGCGGCCCTTTTCGTTTTCCGAAGGCCCTTTAACTACTGATGGAGAGTCTCTTCCATGGCAAATACAAACATTGCTCCGCAGGGGCTATTCGGTCCCGGCATTCTTTATCTGACGCGCACCGACATCGCGAATGGCACGCCGGCCAATGTCGGCTTCGTCAATGAGTTCCAATACGATTTCGCCGGCGAGACGAAAGATCTCTCGGGCCAGAACCAATTCCCATTGTTGATCGCTCGCGGGCCCATCAAGGCAACCGGCAAGATCAAGGCTGCGACGATGTCGGGCCTTGCGCTCAACACCGTTCTGATCGGTGGCGCGTGGACCGCCGGCACGCAATACGACATTTTCTCGACTCCAGCGACCGCGATCCCGACGACCCCGTTCCAGATCACACCGACAATCCCAAGCAGCGGCGCGTTCGATACGGATCTCGGCGTCATCAACGCTGCGACCGGCGTTCCGATGACGAAGGTGGCAAGCGGCCCGGTGGCAGGTCAATATTCGCAAGCGGCTGGCATCTATACGTTCTCATCCGCCGACAACGTCTCCGGCATCTCGGTCATCATTTCGGTCGCCTACCATTTTACGACCGGCGCGACCGGTCAATTCCAGATCGTCCAAAACCAGCTCATCGGCACGACGCCCACCTTTCAGCTGGACTACAAGACAATCCTGTATGGCGCGACGTACTACGTGCGCTTTTACAACTGCGTGGGCTCGAAGGTCGCGATGGCACATAAGCTCACCGACTTCGCGATGCCGGAGTATGACTTCGGCTTCTTCGCCAATGCCGCGCAGCAGGTCATGTTGATCAGTCTCGCAACACAGGCTTAAAGGTCACGCAATGAACTCTCTGACAATAAAACTCGGTGAGCAGGACTACGTCATCAAGGAATTCACCTTAGGAACCCTCGAGAACGTCCAGGCCTATGTGATGGAAGATCCGGGCGGCGTCAGTAAGAATCCGAGGGGCGAATCCGCGCGCAACATCAACATCCTCTCGTCGGCCCTCGTGCAGGATCATCCTGATCTGACGCCAGATGTGCTTCGCGGCAAACGCCTTGGCGGCACGATCCAGTCGGTCGCTAAGGCGGTTAACGAGGTGCTGCGGTTCGGCGGCTTCCTCACGGAGGAAGCTGCGCCAGCGGGAGAAGCATCGCCGGGGGAAGATCCGGCGCGCGCGGAGCCAACTGCGTAACTGGCTTCATCGCGCGCCTCGCCTGCGGCTTAAAGAAGCTTCCGGA